TAACCTACTGGTAGATTTTGTATTTCATTTTGTGACGGAAGAATTGAGCCCTTAATTGCTGTTGCACCATCTGCACAATCAATAAAGCCGCCATACATATTTAAGATTGCATTTCCGATAAGTTCAACTGTCTTCTCGGAAAATAGTTTAGTCGATACTTTGGATGAAATATCAACAGTTTGTGCTCTGACAAGAACTTTTTCATTGGCATCAATAGTGATAACACCATTTTTACCGTCAGCACCAGAAGCAATCAAATCGATGTTAACTCCTTCTATTCGGACTCTTCCACTTGGTGCCCTAAGAACTAAATCACCACTGACTGCTTCAACATATACACCCGGAATATCTTCATCTACATTATCACCAGCCCTTACCTGAAATGAACCAGGTGAACGACATATAGTTCCGTGTTTACGATGAGGAGCACCAGATGCATCCATCGTAATATAATGGTTCTTTGTTTTTCCGTTTCTCAACAATACTGCAGAAAGAACATTATCTTGTGTGATATGTCCAAACTGCAGTTCACCTTGGGCAGTTCCATATCTAATAGTATGATAATTCTTTAGTTCTGACATTAAACTTTACCTACACAATCAATAACGGTTATAACTTTGTCTTGGAATGTTGGTTCTTTGAGTTCATCATTACCAACTCTATCTATACAAAGTTTTGGTCGTAATACCGCATTATAACCTGTTTCAGACTGAATGTAAAGTCTTGGATATTCAGTAAATCCTTCTCCACTTTCAGTAACCTTGATAGAAGTTACTCTACCTCGTGCATCAAATTTAGGTTCTGCAACTGCACCAATATCTGGTTCAATAACAATTTTGTCTCCTGGAGAGTAATTGATACCACTTTCATCGATAAAGATTTCACAAAGATATAGAATAACAGGATAAGAACCATTAGATGATGTTGGATAGTCACCTGATGGTCTTCTATATTCAGGTTTAGGTGTAGTAAAGACACCAGGTAGTTCAATAAGAACAGGATTACCACCTCGGATAGTTTCACCACCACCTTGTCCACCGTCAGTAGAACCATTATTACCATCACCATTACCTCCCCCACCAGTTCCACCACCAATACCACCAGTTCCACCACCAATACCACCAGTGCCACCATCTCCACCAGTACCAGGTTCACCTACTATAGGGTCAAATGGTGTTATTGTAGTATCTCCACCAGGTTGTGGATCTGTTATAACAACTGTACCTGGAGGAAGAGTAATAGTAGTACCAGGATCAACAGTAACTACTTCACCTGGTGGGATAGGTGTCCATGTTCCGTCAGGTCTTTTTATAACGGTATCATCTGGATCTGACCAAGTGTATTCATTACCACCTCTACTTCCATCGGGTGCAGGAAGATAACCAGTTCCGGGTTCTACAATTTCAACATCTGTAATACCAGTTTGAGTGTTACCCTCATCATCAGTATAAGTATCTACAATAGGTCTAATGTATGCACCTTTACCCTTACCACAGTTATCATATACCTTTCCATAAGATTTGTCATCATATCCAAATCCAAAACTTATCATATCAATTCCAATAACCTCACCCAAGGAACCAATAATAAGATTACCAGTAGCATTACTACCAGAACCAAAGAATTGTGCCACTGGTGGTCCACAAAATACAGGTCCAGTATCACAACTAGATTGGTTGAATACATCATCAAAATCCATGTTGAATGCATTATCAATACTGTTTCCTATATTTTCTCCAGAAGTTTGAAATGATGCTGCAATGTTCTTTGCTTTACCAATAATAGATTCAATATCTCCTGCAGATACTTTACTGGCACCACTTAAAATATTCCACTCATCAACTCTCGAACACTGCGGTTTTTCCTCACAACTTAAGAATGAAAGTACATCAGTAATAATACCTAGAATCTCTCCAACGATACCAGCAGACTGACCAACCAATGATGTAATTGATGATAGTGCATTGTTTATAATATCAGATATTCCACTAATAAGTTTTCCTAGAATATTACCGATTAAATTTTCTACCAGACATTCTAGTCCATTAATAACTTTATTTGCAGCATCTTTAAGAAAATTACCAATCATAGACAACAACTGATTTATCAAATTTCTAAAAAGACATGCAATCAAATCATTGATATCCTCTACTGCAATTTTAAGTTCAGGTCTTTCATTTGGAAATAGAAGAGAATATGTCTTTTTGAGTGCATTATTAGTGGTCTTAATGACAAACTTTTGAATTTCAGTAAAAATCCACTTTATTCCACTTGCAACAAATTTTGTTGCCTTTTGAAGTTGTTTATCAATTGCATCTTGAATATCAGAAACCTGAGTTTGTACTGCTTGACTATAGTCATAAACTGACTTCTGAATTTTTTGGATTTCTACAACAACATTCTGAATTTCTTTTTGTATTTTACCTAGGGGTATAGGTTCACAATCAGATGGAACTGCTAATGGTTGTGTAGATTCATCCTTCGAAGCTTCAGATGCTGCATCTATTATTGATATAGAACCAGTAACAGATTCCATCAAGAAGGGATTGTTAGGTGTTCCTCCTGATGTTCCGGGAACAAACATGTTCCCACCATTATCTTCAGTCTGATCGGGATTAATAATTTCCCCACCATTTGCTATTTTTTGTGTATAAAAAGGTACATAATCATCTGGTAAGAATCCACTAAAATTATTAAATCTTACTCCATCTGGTCTATTTTTCGCAATTGCCTGATATTCATTTCTTCCAATAACCGCACTGATGATGGGTATTTGACCTTCTTCACCATCAAGAAAATAACCACGAACACAATCACCTTGAGCCAAGTTTGCAGTTTGTGATGATGACCTACCACCACCACCAGCAGTTACTGGATATTCAACATATGCCCACTGTAATTCTTCATCAGTAACTTCTTGAGTATCATAAGGTGAATACCCTATAATTGCAACTCTATATCTCTCACCAAAACCTCTTATAAGTTCATTGGATTTTTTAGGATTATCTGGTTTATTTTCTTTCCACGAGTCTTCACTGGCAATTTGACCTACCCACCAAATATACCCATCTCTTCCTATTGAATGTGTCTTAATTATACTTTGATCTAACATCAGATTGCACCACCAAAACCTGTAGTTTTACCGAAAGAGTCTCTTACCAAACCCAAACTCGTATATGTTTCTCTTGGAGTCACTCTATGACATACACTTGCTACCATATATTTACCTCCACTTTGTTGGTTAGTTTCTTTATTTAATTTAGTTTCTAGTTGAGGGAAATCACATTCAATTATATCACCTGCCTTGATTGAAAAATCACCAGCAATCATAATATGTGTTTGAACCGTAAACATTTGATTGTATCTCATTATTGTTTGAACAAGAGCTTGTTCAGAATCAAAATTCTGTTTTGTGTTATCACTCTTCCAGGTATCTAATTGTTCATTACCTGTCCCATTTGGATTGACACCAATATCTTTAAGGTATGTAAAATACCTAGTCGGACTTTTAATAAATTTTTCATTTACATTGATATAATCTCTACCAGCAGTTTTTACACTATCTTTTGCGGTATCAATATTATAATCTATCTTTTTATGAATCATTCCAACAAAATCAAAATAAACCGTATTATTACTATAAGCACCAATACTTATATTTCGAGTCATATCAATATCACTCTCAATATTATATGATAATATATTTGCGTCATAACCAGCAACTAATTTTCCAGTATCATTATATAAAAATTTCTTTATTGGTTCTTTTGAAAAAAGACCGTCAATTGATTTAAAACATAAACCGTCTCTTGTCTGAAAGAATAAGAACCCACCAGGTCCACTATTTTGTCCAGAAGATGTTGGTATTGATTTAGAAGCCAACCAAGTACAAGTATAAAAGGGACTTCTAGTATTACCCATAAAATTATAGGTGTTTGAAGTATCATCAATATCAATTAGTTCTTCTGTTCCTAATACATCTGCTAAAATTACTCCAACATTTGTACCAATATTACCCTCATATCTTTTAGTAACTCTTGTCTGTTCGTTCAAAAAATATTCTTGAGATACAAAATCGAGTTGATAGACATCTTTAGTTGTATCGGGAATTCCATTTTTTACTCGATTGACATACATACCACGGTCAATCTTTATCTCATTTCCAATAACATCTTCAATAATAATATCTGTCTTTTCACCACCTCTGATTGGTAGAGAGTCTAATGTACTTGGTGCAGAACCTTCAAGTTGTTCACCTGTCTCTACAACAACTGCACTGGATGTAATATAATTTGACAATACATTTTCATAATAACGATATTCTACAACACCGTTAGACAAATCAATCTGTCTACCACCTTTATTCGAAGTGATAGTAAATTTCTTTAGATTACCTGGACCTGTTTGAGGATTATTTAATACCATATTATTGTTTAAACAGTTTGTTTTCCATCATAATCTGTAAGTATGTATCTCTTGAAGACCCACTACCAATAATAGCAGGAGGTCCACCACCAGAACTAGTATTACCACCTCCTTCAGTAGGCACTGCAATGGGCATGAATATAGTTCTCATTCTTTCATAATCTGTCTGTCTACTAATTTCTTCTGCTGTTTGTCTTTCTGCAGGTGCAGTAATTTGTGGTTGTTCTGGTGCAATATTAAAAAACTCTGCAGCTTTATTTTTTGGAACTTCTACATGAACATGATTGTAATGTCCAGATGATTGCCAAATAGTAGTGTAACCTTTTGATTTCCAGAATTGATTAACTTTATCACCAACTGCTTTACTAGGAACTGGAATATCAAATGCACGGTTTTCATGATGTCCTGCACCTCTATGTTCATTAATCTCATAGTTAGTATCATCAGCCAAAGGACTGATATCATAGTTACCACTACCATAGGTACCCATTTCACGAATTTGTAAATTCTCTGGACTATAAGTTGGTTTTCTTTCTGAGGTGTAACCAAATTGTGTTCTAAATTGTCTAAATTCTTCAATATCAGTCTGAACTCTACTCTTACCTGCCTGAGCCTGAGGTCTCAATGCCGGAGATAGTTGTTGTTGATATTGACTTCTGTCAAGTATAAGTGCTTGTTGAATTTCTCGGGAAGAAATACTTGCAGCATTATTACCAGTTCCGGCATATCTTGACTGATCGACCCCTCTCCCAGCCTCTGGTCTCGATAAACCAACTGATGCAAACTCTCTTGCAATTCCCTGGGCAGCTGCAACAACATCATCAGATTCACCTCTCAAATATCTACCAATTTCAGGTCTTTTTATATTGATAACATATGTTTTAAACTTTTCTTGAGTTGTCTCATCAAATTTGTCTGATCTACTTACTCCACCTTTAGGGTGATTGACCCACTCGGCCATTGTAGTATCAATAATCTGATATTTGCCAACTGCAAAGACTTTTCCAGATGCCTGTGCATCCATAATCTCACCTACTGTCATTTCAGTAAGATCTTTACCAAACAATTCTTGTGAACCACCAGGTGTATCACCAGCATTTCCTTGGTTGACAGAGTTGTATCCACCTTCTCCACCGGCAATTACCTCAAAGGTAGTTCCACCTGCACTACCAGGAATAGAACCATCAGGAGAATTGTCAGTACCAATTAAATCTTTTAGTAAACCCATACCGGGTATTTGTATATTTTTCAAGTCGTTTACAACTTTTTCAAGTTTTGGAAACTGATCTCCAATAGTTTTGATTAAATTTTCAATTTGTGTTTTTATAAATTGTGCAGGTGCCGAATTTATAATATCATTTATAATAGGCAGTACAGTATTAATAAGAAACTTACCCGCCTCCAATAATGGTTGGAAAAAATATTTGTTGATTAATTTAAATAACTTCTTAACTTCTTCTACAACATTTTTTATAGTTTCGATAATTGGTTTGATATTATCAAGTATCATTAGTATGATACCACCAAGTAGGATGTTCACAAAGAAGTTTTTAATCCTATCAAAAAATGGAATTTTACTGAGTAACTTTTTACCTAAAGATAAAACACCACCTATCATTCCAAACCCAACTTCTCTCAGACGGGCTAACATTTTATTTTTTCTTTGAGTCTTCGCCTGATTATCTTTTCTCTTAAACTTTATAAAATTCTTAATAGTACGTGTTAATTTAGATATCGATGATTGAATTGATTCAAGCACATTATCTAATTGACTATTACCCGTATTTGGTTTTAGTGTCTTTATCTTGGGAGTCGATGAACCACCTTTAAAAAACTTAGTACCTGATACTTTTGCAGGTGCAAGTTTCTTCTGTGTCGAAGGTTTTTTGGCATCTTGTTTTTCTTTTCGTTGAACAATTTTTCCTGCAACTTCTTTACCAGACTTTGGTTTCTTTTTACCAGAACCAATTAGACCTTTTGCTGCACCGAGTAATAGTGGTAATGCCATTATCCTATACCGCCATAAGGTTAAAAATTGAACTGGTCAATTTTGGAGATGAGTTATTCCTATCTGTTGATGAGAATGATGCTGCAGCATCTCGACCAACACTTGCACTTGCAATTTCGTCACCACCAGCACCTCCACCACTTAAAGGTAATACTGCAGAAGCTTGATCAGTATTGGGTGGTCTTGGTGGTTCTGATCTACTATGACCTGGTTTGACTTCCATCAAACCCAAACCTCTTATCAATGAATCTTCTAGAGGTTTAGTAAGTATATCTAAATCAGACTTGGGTACTGCACCAGCCTTTGCAGCCTCTTGAAGTCCTGGTGACATATTACCAAGTTCAATCAAACTTGCCCCCCTATTAGTCCCTGCAAGACCATTTCTATGTGTCCTACCAAATGCACCATAATTTTTTGCAAAATCAGCTTCAACTGGATTGATAGCATCAGTACCAGGCATTGGAAGAATAACACCTCTACCCCCACCTGGTGAGGCACCAGATTCTACTGATGCGTCCATATGTAATTCAATTACTTCATATCCCTGTTCCTCAAGAGCTTTCAATCTATCCTGTTGTTTAGTGAATGCCGCCTGTGTTAATTCTGTTTCTGCATGCATGTTCATTACTGTAACCGGTACATCAGGTCCAACTCTTTTTCTCAAGTTAGCTACTAAATTATCTGCCAATTTTGGAGTGATTTCCATTTCACCTGGTGCACCGAGTCCTGCAGCATGACCAGGAACAATAATATAACCCTTAGGTCCTGCATCTGACCCTGCACCATAGTCTGCTGTTGGAGCAGAACTCTGCTTTCCTAACAACGAATTTTGTGGTGTTACAGGTGGTGTTGTTGGAGGTACAGGTGTTGTAGTTGGTGTATCTTGACTGGTATCACTGGTGGGTGCTGTGTTTTCTTCTTCAAGAGCTGCCAACGTTGCTTGAAGCATTCTTAACACTTTCTGGTTACTAGATTCACCAAGAAGACCACCCATTGTAGTAATACTATCGATGCCTCCAGAAATACCTTTAGTTCTTTCTTCAGCTTCTGTTACCTTTTTTCTATAATGCTCAAGCATTTTTTTCTTTGTCTGTTCATCAGCATTATTAAATCTCTCAACAACACCAGCAATTTGCATTGAATCAAGTTTATCAAATCCCATATTCATGAGCATCTGTAAGGCCAGACCTATACCAAAAGATGCACCACCCCTTAATGCACCACCAGCAGTTACTTTTGGAAGTTTCAATCCCTTAAATGGATTTGGTAATCTAAAACCAGTTTTAGGTGCACCACCGGTTCCAGTAGTGACTGGGGCGCTACCAGTTACTCTTGGTTTACCGGATGCACCCCTAGTTATATTCTGACCAGGTTTATTAGTACCACTACCTGAAGTTCTACCTGCGTTCTTACCCGCCCCCTGTCTTGGTTTATTCTGATTACCCTTATCATTTCCACCACCACCTTTAGGTGTTTTATTAGGTTTATCCCTATCAAGTAATTTGTTTATTATTTTTGGTATTATACCCAAGAAACCTTTTAAGACAAACAGTACTCCTTTTATTAGAGGAGAAAATAATTTCAAGAAACCAAGTATCTTCAATCCAATATTAAGTCCAACAAGGGCAGCAATACCCAGAAGAATTTTATCTAGATTGTCAGTAATAAATGTAACTACATTCTGTATTTTCTTTTGATTTTCTGGGTTTTTAATCCAATCAAGCATTTTCAATACAAAACCACCAAGTAAGATATTCTTAAAGAATTTCTTGATCATATCAAGGAAACCCATCTTTGGAGCCTTGAATCCTTTTAGAGCCTTAGTTGCTTTCGTCTTTGCACTCTTTTCAGACTTCTCTTCTTCTGCCTTTTGTGCAGCCTTTCTTGCAGTCTTTGCTTCTTGTTCAGACTCTTTCTTCTCTTCACCTAGTATATCAGCAAGAAGACTATCAATACCAACCAGAGTTTGATTGATATTCTCAAAAGAGTCAGTAACTGCCTTACCTTTCGTCTCTATTTTATTTGATTCAGTTTCTTTAGAACCACTTAGAAGTTTTTGAGTGTTAACTGCAGATTTGTTATATTTTTTACCACTTTGAACTACCTTGGAGATATTGACAACTTTCTTTTTAGTTGGTTTAAATCTACCAGTCTTACTCTTTACTCTCTTAAATTCATTAGTGAGAAGTTCAGTCTCTTCAGTTGGAATCTGACTTTTAGACATTCTGCCTGCAGCCATCTTCTCACGAAGAAGAGTCTTATAAGTATCGTAATCAAGGTCAAATGTATCCTCTAAACCCAACAATCTTAATACTTTTGGATCAATAGTCTCATTAGCAGGTTGTTTAGTATCTTCTTTCTTCTCTGTACTAAACTTTTTGACAATGGCAGTTACAGCCTTCTTGTCTGGTTTTTTCTTAGCAGAGGGCATTGGCATTGGGCCCTGCTTTGCATTACTATTTTCTTTGGGTTTGCCAGTCCAGGAATCTAACCCTCCAGTATTATATTTTTCTTGTAATGGATCTGACATCTGACGGGCAAGATCCATCAAATCGCCCTTACCCTTTGCAAATTCTTTTTTCTTATCGGCCGACATCATATTATATACGGCAGATAAGTCCTTTATCTGATCTTCGTCAAGGTCTTTGAGAATATGATCTGGTAACTTATATGCAACTGATCTATCCTCATCATAAACCTTTTTTGGTTTTGCCTTGGCCTTTGGTGTTGCCTTTGGTTTTGGTTTCGCTTTTGGTTTTGGTTTCGCTTTTGGTGGAGTCTTTTTACTTTCATTTTCTTCGACCATACCTATGGCCATTTCATGTAGTTCAGTATTATTACGCCCCTGAACAATCTGACTATCAATATCACTCGTCTCTTTATCACTCAGAGAATTATAGTATTCTGACAGCAAATGTATCTGTTTATCATCCAATTTTGAGACAAGATCCTTCCCTAACTTATATTCATAAGCCTTTCTTGTTACTTTGGGATCTCTAGCCATTCTGTCTTGCCTTTTGCTTTTGTTCTTCTTCCTCTAAATGTTGTTGTAAGAGAGCAACGTAAATGTCTCTTTCAAAGGGCATCATATTTTCAATTTCAGTGAGAGAGTATTTGTGGTATTGCATCATCGCAAAGTTTAATTTAAAATAACTCTCTAGATCCATATGGATCATGCCTATGCGAAAAAACTGGATAAACCCTCCAAAACGATAGTACTTTTTACTTTAGTGCTTGGGTTTGTAATCTCAATTGTATGAGATAGTTTTGGCATAGTATCAAAGAAAACTTCAATGTCTTTAAACTGAGTTGAATTCATTTGTTCCAAGAAGTCAATAACTTCTTTTTTCGTACAGTCCTCAGTTGCCCAGACCTCTTCCTCACTATAGATCTTATCAATACATGATGCAATCAATTCAAATGATTGATTGATATCAGTGTTGTCTTCAAAGTCAAAGTTATTTGAAATGAATTGTTCCAGTGAAGGATACTTCATCTCCATTACCAAGGTATCATCAAGTTTAATCTTATTGGTATGGTTTTCGTTAGTTTGAACCTGAATTTCGTCAAGGTCAATAGTAACTGTTACGTTTGTCACTCCATCATCAGGAGCAACAATGTTTACCTCAACTTCTTCACCAACTGACCGAGCTCTGATATTCAAGAACAAATATTCAATATCAAAAGTCGGAAGTTTCTCTACTTTAATACCTCTAGTAAGAATACAACTTTTTAGAACAGATTTGATTGCGGTTTTAATCTGTTTTGTATTCTCACTTTCGAGAGCAAGAACCAAGAGTTTTTCTTCTTTGACTAGAAAAGGTCTATAAGTAATCTTCTTCTGGGTTGACGGTAATACCAAATCATACTCAGGAGTTACAATCTTCGGTAAAGGCATGATAAACTTATAATATAAGTAAAACTATTTATTATGTATATTTACGCTCTCTAATGTATCTAGTGTAGGACAATGAGATGTTGTATTTCAAAACATTACTTGCTTCATAACTCACTTGAGTTGGTGCAATACTAATTGGGAATGCATCTACAAAGGTATATTGCAACTGATAACTATCAGATTTACTTCTTCTTCTTTCTGCCGTTGCATTCTTCTCAAATTTAGTCAAATATACATTACTTCTATAAGTTTGGGGATAATTCATCCGATAACTTACTGCACTATTAAAATATCCTCTATTATCGGAACTTTGACCTGCAATAAAGTCAACCCAACCATCAAATAGTTCAATCACATCGTATCGATTATTCACCATAAAGGTCAAATCAAGAGTGTTTCCAAAATCCTTTCGATATGCCATTTTTTCTGACATACCAGCAAAGTCATTTGTTGCTTCATGAGTAAAAAGGTTTGCACCAGGAAGAGATGCAGCAGAACACATCAACTCAACGTTTTCACCATCTGCAGAGTAATTGAAATTTCTTGTTCCACTATTAAGAAAGCTCACCACTCTTGATGGAGGTTGAACTTTGACTTGATATACCGATGTCTGGGCAACATGAAGAATTTTACTCTTTAGTGCCGAGGTTTTAATTGAATTTGGAGATGGTCCAGGCATCTAAATATTTCTACATTATAATACTATGTATATTAGATGGGTCAAAGTATAAAGTCAATTTATAAACCATCACATCCTGAAAAATACCTTGGAAATTCAAATAATATCATTTGTAGAAGTTCTTGGGAACGACAGTTTTGTCGATATTGTGACACCAATCCCAGTATAGTAAAATGGGCGAGTGAAGAACTAGCAATAAGGTACATTTCACCAGTTGATGGGAGACCACATAGATACTATCCAGACTTTCTGATTGAAGTGAAAGAAAAGAGTGGTAAACTAAAAAAGTATGTAATTGAAATCAAACCCAAGAAACAAACTCTACCACCTGTCAAAAAGAAAAGAGTAACTAAAGGATTTATTTTAGAAGCAAAGACTTATGCAGTCAATCAGGCAAAATGGAAGGCTGCAGTTGATTTTTGTAAGGATAATTTGATTGAGTTTAAGATTATTACCGAAGATGAACTCTATCACTGGAAGAAATGAATAGATTTAAAGAAGAGGATGAAAATAGGATCTCAAGTATGACAGATCCTGATGACATGATGTTAGAAATCATGGAAATTCTAACAGAAACTGAAGTCATTCCTGATGTGGGTGGTTATTATACATTCATCTATCAAGCAAAAACTCCAAGAGTTGAATACGACCAATTTCCATTAATTGCTTGTGTTGGTGTTTATGAGTGGGGTTTTCGTGGTCTAAACTATCATTGGGGTGATTTTAGGAATTATACTTGGGAAGAATCATCAATTCTTCGTGTGGTATATCCTATGGAACTTAAACCACTTCGTGCAATTCCTTATCAAAGTTTTACAATAAATAACTAAACGGGTTAGTAACCATTATTAGGAGAAATACAATAGTGGCAAGTAAAGATACTTCAGGTTGGCAAAGTTTGGGTGGAAATGATCCAACAAAGTATCAGGCAACCCTGAACTATAATAACGGTACTATCGCGCCTTCTGGCCAACAAGGTAAAACTGATGTTGTTGTTACAACCAATAGATCAAATGGAAATTATGATGTATACAAAAAAACTTTTCTTGGTAACAAGTTAATATATCAATATAATGCTTCAAACGACAAAACAACAATAGTAAATCAAGCAGATTTTGATGATTTCTTTACAGGAAAAAATAGTCAACAATACACAAATCTAAATCAAAGTGTAAAACAAGCAACTTTAGATTTAGCAGAAGAGAATCTCTCTGGTAGTACCTCAAGAAAAGAATATCAGGAATTACAACAACAACCTGGTTATAAGTCACTTTCAAATACCGTAGACCCACCGGCCGTTGTTGAACTTGAAGTAGTACCTTTAAGTGGTGGTGAAGAACAAAGATCGGGTAGTAGTTCCGTTGATAATGGAACTCTTACTGGCGGTGATATGTTTACCGGTAGTAGTGACGCTTTTTTAGTACCTGTGGATGGTTTTTCTAATTTGAGTGGTTTTACAGATTTTGGATCATTAGGTGATGATGCATTTTTAGGAACGGCAGATGACATAACTGCCGCAGGAGATTCATTTGCAGCAAGTCTTGGTATAAGTAACACTAAACTTGATTTAAATGATCCATTCTATACTCGTAAGTTTGCTGAAGATGGTGAAGTACTAAAATATCCAGAAGCAGACCTTACATCCTTTGGGTACGATTATATTCAAATTACTGGTCACAAGTATACAACTAAGAATACTAATGGTTTTGGTCAGAGTGATAGTACTGGGGTATTTAATAATTCCTTTAAAAACTATAGTGTAAGTAGTAAGTTGGGTCAAGTAACAAAAATAATACAGTTACCGATGCAACCAGGGTTAAGTGAATCTAATGCAGTTGATTGGACACAAGACGAAATTAACGAAATTCAAAGAAGAGCGGCAGGTATTGCAGGTAATGCAATTAATGGTATAAGAGGATCAGATTCTCTTGGTGATTTGGGGACAGTTTTTGCTAATCTTTTGGGTAATACAGGTGAGGCCGCACAACAACTCATTAACGACAATGGATTAGCACCATTTATTACTGCGTATTTTGCTGGTCAAGCAGTTGGGGCTAATGTAGTAGGAAGATCTACCGGTCAGGTTTTAAATAAGAATCTCGAACTACTGTTTAAAGGCCCAAAATTAAGACAGTTTAGTTTTAATTTTACATTTACACCAAGAACTGACACTGAAGCAGCAACCGTCAAAGAAATTATACGGTTCTTTAAAAGATCAATGGCACCTCAAATAGCACCTCAAAGACTTTTTCTGTATACACCAGATATTTTTCAATTGAAGTATATACATAATAATGGGGAAGATCATCCATTCATGAATCGTTTTAAACCTTGTGCTCTCACTAACTTTAGTGCTAATTATACACCGGGCAATAGTTACATGACATATAAAGATGGTTCAATGACACAATACCAAGTTACTATGACATTTAGTGAACTCGAACCAATATATCAAAGTGACCATGATGTAGCAGGAGGCACTGGATTCTAATGGCAAACCCATATTTTAGATATATTCCCAATTTTGAATATGTAGATAGAACTTCTAGTGGTCAGAAAATCTCTGATTATACCGAAGTTAAGAATTTATTCAAAAGGGCCAAGATAAGAGATGATATTCTAAACAATCTAGGTTTCTTTACAAAATACCAGGTTGTTGGTGATGATAGACCTGATAATGTTGCAGAAAAGGTTTATGGTGATTCTAACCTTGATTGGTTAGTTATGTTGTGTAATAATATTATTCATTTTGAAGACGAATGGCCGATGGCTCAGGAATCATTCAATAACTACTTAATCAATAAGTATGGTTCATATGAAAATGCATATGCCACAAAACACTATGTTACAAGTCAAGTAAAGGATAGTCAAAATACAATTATTGTTCCACAGGGTGTTATTGTTCCTAGTGACTATAGTGTTACATTTTACGATCAAGGTCTAAATCAGACTATTACTCGTTCTGGTGCATATCCCGTATCAAACTACGAATATGAAGTATCGGTACAAAACAAAAAAAGAAATATATTCGTAATTAAACCATTCTATCTTGCGTTGATTATTGACGATCTTGAAGCAGTAATGCCCTATGGTAAGGGTTCTTCACAATATGTGTCTCCTAGTCTGGTAAGAGGAGAGAATATTAGACTCTTCCAGTAATAAAAAAAGTAATAGGGCCATTTTTCCCCCGGATTTTTTTGTCGGCATTTTTGTAATCAAGGCCGCGATTTCGCTAGGGTATAAAAAAAGGGTCGTAACCAAAGTTACAACCCTATTAAAAATTATATGTTATAGGTCAAGACTCGGCCAATTTGCTGAAATAGCTGAGAGGATCATCATCGTCATCAGTAGAGGATGTTGGTTCAACATTCTTTGATGCTTGGTAAGAGTCTTCAAGTTTTTGCATGACTTGCTCTTCACTAACAGCGCGTTGTTCAGTTGCTGCATAGTTATCATACTCGGTCTCCTGTGCTTCTTGACGTGCTTGTGATTTACTGCCTAGAACCATGTCTAGACGCTTCTTCAATTCATCATAAGATTTGAATTGATCTGCCGCAGTAAGAGCAGTCAATGAATACTGCTTCTTCCAGATTGCTTCCAAGGCATCATCATCATCCAAAAGAGGAGAGACACGATCAAACTCACTAGAGTCATAGTTCCAGTAACCTGCAACTTTCTTCAGTTTCAGTTTGAAGTTAGCACCCTGCCAGAAGTCAAAGGGATTGATTGCGGTCTCATCCTCAAACTCAGGTTGCATTGCTTCCATGATCTTATCAAAGATCTTCTTACCAAACTTATACAGGAAGACTTTGCCTTCATTCTGTGGATTGGCTTTGTCCTGGACAACATAGATGTTGGCGTAGAAGGACAGTTTACGTTTCTGTTTACGTACAGTATCTTTATCACTCTCATTACCAGTGTTCCACAACTCACGGTTGAGTTCACCGATAGGATCCTTACCACCAATGGTAGTCAGAGAGTTCTCAATGTACCACCCACCAGGTCCCTGGAAGGCGTGAGAGAACAATTTCACCCATGGTAGATCTTCACCGTCTGGAGCGGGAAGGAATCTAATTACAGCATAACCGTTACCGGTCTTATCCATTTCTGGTTTCCAGATACGTTCATCTGGACCCCCACCTTTATTTTCCATCTTCTCGACTTCCTTTACCAGTTTGGAAGTCAGGTTCCCAAGGGAACTTTGTTTCTTTAGGTCATTGAATGACATTTGAACCTCGTATTAGTTAGTATTTGGTCTGTTCCCGGACTTTGGTAGGGGGTTCCGGGGCCCCCGTAATATAACCCCTTTACGGGGTGGTGTCAACTGTTTATTTAGTGGAGGTGTTAAACTAGTTCTGACTCAAAGAAACTCATTCTCCTTCCACAACTTCAGTTTCAGATGTTTCGGTTCGAGCATTTTGTTCTTCAATCTGTTCCAGAACTTCGATTGCACCTACAAGTTTCAGGTACATCTCTCTGGTAGTTTCAAGTCCTTGTTCCACTTCAACTCGTCGTTTCCGTAGGTTCTCAAGTACGGTTGTATTGTCAAGAGCCATGAAGTATTATCTCCTTTAAAATTGATTTGAATTTAAATACATCAATATGTATAAACGAATTATACTTATTGATTCTCATTGATAGGAATTTCCACACAGGGTCTGAAAGATTCTTATCGAAGTCATCTTTGAATCCGATTATCTTATTCAAGATAACCATCGTCTCTAATGAAATGTTTTTTACTAGATGTTCTTTGATGATTTGAGGGTGTCGAGTCCCCTCAATCTTAAACATACCATCAAAGTCTTTATTTGTAAAGACATCTTCAACCTCTGACTTGAAAGTGTATGTAAGACTTTGTGTTTTCTTTTTCCATTGAGTGTAAAGTGTCTCTCCTTCCCTCACAAGGTTTCCTATCCAGATTTTAGAGATATCTTCAGAGTTTGAGTAATTTGAGACAAACAACTCAAGTATCTCCTTGTCTGAATATTTTCTACCAAGTTTTTCAAACCAGAACCGGTTCTTGTTCTTATAAAAACTTTGAATACTACACCTTACTTTACCATTGTATTTGAAGTAGTCGTAACTATCAGAGTTGAAGTGTCTTGAGATACCTAGGTATGTTTTATACACTTCATAACCGTCCACCTTACACAACCCCATAGACACACATAATATTTACTTCATTACTCTACCACCCCCTTCTTCTTTTGTCTATACTACACATCAAGGTATCATATAGGAAGTTTGGCGTGAGATGTTTTCTTCAGTAGATTCAATTCCATTGCTTCTACTTTCAATCTTTCTTTAAGAGGTTTCGAAATCAGTTTAGGAATAGATTCAATGTCTAGACTATTCTTTTCACAAAAATATACAATTGCATCAACGTATTTCATTCCATTACCGTTCTTGACAATGGCTTCAATCTCTTCTGCAAAAGTTCGACTACTATAGAATTTCTTTTCTATAATTTTATCGACACTTAACTCTTCAGGGCTTTGCATATTCTCTGAGTTTAGATTCCACGAACTCGCGGATGTACTGGACAAGTAACTTAATATACTTGGACTTATCGTATTCTTCATAGACTTCTACCTCCCCATTTTCACAGGTCATAATGATTACAAATTTTTTGACTATAAGACCCTTCATCTCATACAACATACAAGCATATGCTGCACACTGAACAAAGTAATCTTCAATCCATTCTCTTTTCTTAGGTTTGGCTGATGTTTTGAAGTCAATAACAGACAAGTCACCATCAAACTCAGCAATACAGTCAACAGAACCAGCAATACCTAGTTCTGTACTGTATAATGCAGTCTCTTGACATAGAATATTATCAATCCTATTCAGTTCAGGTTTGGCCTGTTTGAATAGGAACTGAGACAAGGGAAGAACATCAGAGAAAGTGTCTGAGTTGTTCAGATACTCCTCAATCAACGTATGTGCATCAGTACCACGATGGGTAGCCTTACGAGTAATGTTGTTGGCTTCTTGTTCACCAACCTTTGCTCTCCACTGTTTAAACTTGTCTTTGTTTCTCCAACTAATCACCGAAGTGATAGATGGCATTCTTACAAGTTCTTCAGTTCCAAATACTTTATAGTAACGAACTCCGTCAATACTCTCTCGTTCAATAGGAACGAAAGGAACATCCTGATGATTAAACATTACATACCAAGTTCAAGTTTAGCAATGATGTACTCCTTCACAAGACCACTTCTGCAGATATCCTCTGCGTTAAACTCAATTGTATCAAAGGATGGCATGTTCGTCAAGATTCTCATGAAGTCTGCGATACCATTCCGTTCGTTCTGTTTGGTAAGGTCAGACTGAGTTGCATCACCACAGAACATAATCTTAGAGTGTTCACCAATACGAGTAATCATCGAGTCCAGTTCATGGAAGTTCAGGTTCTGAAACTCGTCAACAATTACAATCACATTGTCCAGTGTAGTACCACGAATGAATGACGTGGACCAGAAAGAAATAGTACCTTGTGCCTTAAGATTGTTGTACAACATCTCAAAAGATGCATCATCAGGCATCTCAAACATATACTTCACCATATTCTTATAAGGAATCTGATAAAGAGATGACTTATCCTCATGATCGCCGGGAAGGAAACCAATCTCTCTGGTCGGTACAAGGGACCTGACAATGTAGATCTTCTCGTAGGGTGTCCTAGGGTCTAGGACTTCCATAAGGGCATTGTAGAGGGAGATAAAGGTCTTTCCTGTACCGGCACAACCATATGCAACAAGGTTCTGTTGACTTTTATACTTCTCAAAGAACAGTTCTTGATTCTCTGTAATCGGTTCCACCTTCTTGATATAATCAAGGTTGATTGGTTTCTTCCTCTTCATTGTCTTGTTGCTCATACCAAATGGTACTGGGTTGGTGTTACCAATACCCGTTTTCTTTTTTACTGGCATATGATGTTAATCGTAATGTTTTAGGGTACTACCTGGTTGTTGCTTGGCCTTTGTCATTACATCCTTCCATCCAGGATGTTTGGTATAGATCTTACTCAGGGGATCACCCATTTCAATACCTAAACATGGTGCATTATCTGGAGTGTAATACCTTGACCAGTCTGGATTGTCTTTACACCATTGAGACCAATCATGAACACTCATCCGCACTTCTTTAGTCTCACCAGTGTCTTTGTGTTTGACGGGATACGTTGCCACATTACCTCCATAATGTTTGTGTTGATATTTATTACCACTCCAGAGCTTCTGAAATGATGGGGAATTGTTCTTTGAAAATTTCCTTACATGAATTTGCAATATCCATGTGTTCTTTCTGTGTACCGTGTGCAGAACGAAGTTCGATGTAATGAATCCAACTGCGAACTGAACCAGTCATATACATTCTGGTTGGTGTTGCGAGTGGCAATACAAAGCGAGCACATTCCTTTGCGACACCAGCCTCCAACATCTGACTATAAAGATTAGATGCAGAACTGAATAGAGTAATCATCTGACGGTTGATCTTATCGACCACCTCAGGGTCAAGATCATCAATACTATTCTGACGGTTCTTATCATCCTGACGACGAAGTTCAGGGAGTTCAATCTCAGAGTTCAACAGATTAGTACTTGCATACCTTTGTGAAAATTCTTGAAAGGTGAAACTTCTATGACGCAATACTTGAGCTGCAATACCTCTCGTAGTCTCAATCTCCATAGACATAAATGCCTGTTCAAAGATAGACCAATGCTGATGTTTAATACAGTACTTCAAAAGACCTGCGAACTTCTCACTGTCCTGATTGTTTGGA